CAATCAAAGCATCTAAGGCTGCTAGCTTAACATAGTTTGTACTTACATCAAGTGGTAATGCAGGTAATGAAGTTGCTGTTGCACAAAGCTTAGTTATGATTGCTTGGACAATGTCATGAGTGTCTGAGCTAGCTGTTACACCAGTCAAACATTCAATTGTATAGTTAGCATTTAATGTAGCTATATCTCCTTCTACAACAGTAATCTGAGCGTCTAGATTACAAACTACTTTAGTAAGTGCTTGGAATATTTGTTCAGAAGTCCATTGATTTGGAGTAGCTGGAGTAGGTAAGTAACCATTTATAATAGCACAACGTATAGCTGCACTCAAGGTTATCTTATCCCCAGTTCCAGTGAATAATGGAACTAAACCATCAATTATATTTTGTAAAACAGTCTGAAGATTATCTCCAGATTGTATATCTAAAGGTACGCTGTCAAGACCTGTATATCTAACACATTGGTCAGATACAGTTTCTACACAGCCATTATAACAACTTTCGCAAGACATGGTTTAATTATTTATGAAGTAACACTTTAACTCTGCTCACAACCTCAGGAGTGGTAGGTCTACCACATACCATAGCATAGTCAGGAGTACAAAGTCTATATGTTAATATTTGTTTATAATGTAATACGTCATTTATCACTTCTCCAGGAATATAGTTATTCACAGAGAAAGAGATATTGTTGTACTGGAGGTTAGCCCAGTATGTTAGTTTATTATCAATCTCAGTCAATGTAGCAGGAATGCTAGCATCAACTACACAATCAGTTAATCTTGGTGTAAGCATTTCTTAATCTTTTTAAAGCATTCTTTGCTTTGTTGTGACATGCTGAACATAGGCCATTAATCAATTGACAGCCACAGCCAACTTTCATTCCACATCCTCTACAGTTTGCCATATTAAACGAAATTATTTATATAGTTGTTTCCTGTACAACCACATTGGTTTGCAATAAAATAATCTAATTGTCTATTTGCTTGGGCATACAGTTTATTTGCTGTATCTATAGCACAGTTATTAGCTGCTGCTATTGAACCCTGAATTAAATACCAAATACTATTAAGTACCACCTTTGACTGGGTTCTAATTGCTGAATCACATTCCATCATATCAAGCTTCATAAAAGCATTATCAAACTTCTCTTGGATAGCTTCAGTACGCATGATGTTCTTTTCTACAAAGTTTGTAGCAGCAGGTGCCACTGAATACTTCATGAAATAAACACCATCAGGTAATGGAGCAAAGTTTGGATAAGAGCTCAACCCTAATATAACTGAGTTATAAACGTTAAAGTCTTGAACATTGAAAGGAATGGACACAGGACTAGTGAAACCAGGTACAGTGATCTGCATAGTAGGAGCACTTACACTAGGTGGATCTGTATCATAAACAGAGATATCAGCTATACCCAGTGTCTTGGTATTGTAAGTATTAATAACTAAAAAATCTAGTGTCATGGTTTATTCTAATAAAAAATGCCAGAGGATTGGAGTTATCCTCTATCCCCTGGCATAGGTTAATATGATTCTACTTATCTTCTATTAAGGAATCAAAGTAGTTGTTGTTGAAGTGCTAGGCCATACAGTAGTTGTAGTGCTAGTTGTAGTGATACATGCAGTGTCACCAGCAACAGGTCCTAAACCAGCTACTAATACCTCTTCAATAGCAGTTGTTTCACCTTGAGGAACAGCAATAATTACAGTGCTATCTTCCATGATGTAGTCACCCCATTGGTAAGCAGCTTTATCATACTCATTGAATTTGATGTAGTACAAGTCATAGATTGTACCATCAGTTACCCAAGACTCAAAGTTCTCGTTGTAACCATTCATTCTGTATAAGTGCTTCAAGTAACCAGCTTGGTAGCTATAGAAGTTCTTCTCTAATTGTTGAACTTCAGCAGAAGTACCAACAGGATAGTTAGATCTTTGAGTGATTACTGGAGTAGCTACTCTGTTACAAGGATCATCAACGATGAAGTCAGCAGTAGTTGCAGGACCAGAGAAGATGAAAGTTCTGAAGTAGAATCTGTCATACTCCCAAGGGAATGCAGCAACGTCACAAGGTTGGCCATATTTAGTTAATGGTTTACCAGTGATACGTAATAACGCATTTTGATCATCACCAATTCTTTGGAACTGATAGAACTGAGTCAAATAGATGTTATCTGGGTTATCACCAGGTGCATGTGCTTCTAACTTTAAGATTAAAGCATCAATCAATGCAGGAACATCTACGTCTGTACAAGGATCACCACCACATGCTAAACATGGAGCGTTCACAGTTACAGAACGAGTGAAGCCATTGAAATATAAAGTATTCAAATAGCTAGAGAAACCACGTAATGTCAAAGTAACAATCTCGCCTGGTTTTACAGTGAAATCAACAACATCAGTTACTTGATTCACAGCTGTAGCACAACCAGAAGATTTATACCATTCAGTTACGTTTGTTTTACAAGAGTTACCACTAGGACATCCAGCAATTTTGTCTGAACGCTTAGAACCTTGTAAATATGTATTTACTCTACCTTGAGCTACATAGAAGTAAGGGAAGTCTGTAATGTTAGCAGCAGTCGCAACTGTGTAATCACTACCAAAAATACCTACTTGACCAGCTGTTAAATCTTGCGTAGATCCAGAGCTAGGTAGAGTGTTTCCTACTGGAACCACGAAGAGCGTGGTTAATGAAAAATCAGCCATTTTGATTTTATTTTAGGTTATGAAAAATTATTCGTTTGTTTGTATTCTATAGATTGAGCTTTGAACAGCACTTTGGTTTTCTGTGTACATTGCCAAGTTCTGAACTGTCAAATCTAATAATTCATCTTCTAAGTAAAGCTCAAGTTCACAATCCTGATCGAATGATGGTAAGCCATCAAGCATAACATATCCTGTTTTATTTATATATTCAGGATATCTCATATAAGATATATTTATAGTTTTTGGTGTGAACGTACCATCTGTAAATATACTTATCTCATCAGAAGATAGAAAGTTGAATGTCTCTTGATATTCAAAAGAAGGTTTATAGTGAACATTGTTTAAGCAGAACTGTAAGTCACCATGCTTAGCCAAGTCTCTATTGATCCATATCTTTCTACCTGTACATCTCCCTTTATCTGCTATTACATAACTATCAATATAGAACATGTATTTAGGAACTAGGGCATGTAAGTTTGCAAACCATTGATTTAATTCTGCGTTCTTTAATGTTAGGGTAAGAGGCTGGTTGTTGTAAGTGATTACCAAACTTTGCAAGTCTTCGTAACGCTTCTTAAAAGCATCCATACCTAATCCAGAAACTGTGCTCCATCCATCAATCTTTTGCTTTATCAGCTTAATCTGAGCCTCATTCAAAGCTAAGATTTTATCTTCTAGGTTGATTTGTTGATGCTCATTAGTGGATAGTTTATTTAGTTTCTGATCAATCTTGTATAATAAACTATCTACTGGGATCATATTGAAGCTATTTTTTTACTTTTTAATTTACCTTCTAAAGTCAACAATTGATCTTGGTTATCTTCATCTGCTAAGAACTTCACTAATTCATCCTCATCAACAGCTATTTCAAATTCACCTTCATATACTCTGCCATTAGGTCTAACTCTGTAAACTGAGTGAGCAATAGCTTGTTTAACCAAGTCTTTAATATGGAGTAAGTTTTCCTTCATGTCTGCAAATCTATTGAACACCTCAATTGGATTCAAACCTTGATATTTGCCATTCTTGAATTCTGTCTGTTTTAATAGGTTATCCACCTGATTGTAAACAGCTTCTTCTTTGGAATCATCTGATACTGGAAGTCCAAGTAAACGAGCAACTTTCTTCTTCTTCTCAGGAGTCATAGCATCAAACTTAATGATTGCTTTGTTGATTAATTGCTTCTTCTTGAATACCACCTTGTTCTCAATCTCATCATCAGCAACATAATATTGTATGTCAGCAGGATATTCACCACGCTCCCAAGCCTGATAGCTAGAAGCAATTGTTGGATGAACTCTTAACCATGAGAACGCTAGTTCTTGCAATGGCATTGACAAGTCAAAGAAATTGTCACCATCTAATAACTTAACTGGTTGAACGTGTAAAGCATCATCTACAGAAGTTGATAAGCCATAGTTCCAGAACTGTGAACGAGGACCTAAGTCTACATTCAAAGCATCTTCAAGTTTCTGTCTTAACTCTGTTACTCTTTCAATCTCCATCTCTCTTTCAAGAGGATCTGAGATTCTTCTGATGTAAGCAGCTTTAGGATCTAAACCTGTTCTGTACTGACCATCTAATTCTTTGTAAGGATACTTAAATACACCTGTACCAGGAATTCTGGTATAACCTTTCTGTGCAAGTCCACCTTGCATAGTTTGCAATTGAGAGTTGTTGTACTCTTTCTTAATAGTAGAGATTTTTCCTATCTTACCCATATGTAGTTGTTTTTGTTTGGTTTATTTGCAGATGGTTCCCAACGAAGGGTATGCTGTCAGGCATGGAGCCTAGACCCATCCATCTGTGTTAGAAGACTCCCCCACTGGGAGGTGGGGGGAATGTCTTCTGATTTTGTTTTGCGAAACACCATTGGTGTCAGACTAAGAATACTATTCTTAGAGGGGCATTTATTAGAATTGAGGAATCTCTTCAATCAATACTGTACGAGATAAATCTTCAATAAATACATCACAACGATCTTTCATCCAGATCTCATATCCTGGGAATTTGTTTGCAGAACTCATACCTTGAGACTTAGCAAAGCCTAAGTGGTGACGAGTACCATCAATATAACCCCAAGTCATAGAAGGTGCACCCTTCATACGTACTTCACGAATGTTGTTCACCATAGAACCATCACTCATTGGAGATACATCAAATACCATGAATACAGGAGTAGATTTTTTATTCTGACCAAATTCCAAGTTTGTTTGAGGTAAGTCTAACTCTTTCAAGTGAATTAACTCAACACGACCAGTCTCACGAGTCACCATTGCATCGAATGCAAAGTTGTAAGTGATATGTTGGCCTTCTCCTTGCATGTATCTGTTACCAGAATCAGCCATGAAAGTCAAACCAGAATTTAAAGCATCTGTTTTTAAAGCTTGTTGGAATACGTCAAAGCCAGCTTCATTAGTGTACATTTTAACACGTCTGTCTTTAACATCCACACGTCTGTAGAA